ATCACTGACCTCTACAATTGATACATTATAAACCTCTTTTGATTCATCCATCTTTTCAGATAGTGTTTCTTGTTTCTGTTTTATATCTACCCTAGATTTAGATGTATCATCTATGGTGGGGGTAATGGGTTTATTTGTACTGATAGATGGTTTAGCTACATCTTCAGAATCTTTAGATTTTTTGATTTTACGTTTAGGTGTAGATGCTACACTTTCAATATCTGCTGTAGATGTTTTTACGCTTTTACGTTTTTGTGTAGTAGGAACACTAATTTTAATATCCTCCTTTGGTTGATCTTGAGGTATATTAGTTTTTACATCTGTATCTTGTTTAGTTTTTTTGGTTTGAAATGGTACTTTATGTTGATCACTAATAACAACTGGAGGTTCTATATTAGATACATTTTCAGTTAATGGTTTTTTATGTATGTTGACCGCCGGTTTAGATACCTTAACATCCACAATATCCGGCATTTTTATAGGTTTTAACCCTATAAATTTCATTACTAGCTCAGTATTACCTAAATTTTTTGCGGTTTTATTGATATTCAGACTTAACCTACGTATAGCGTGATTAATTATAGATCTATTAGTATTCCGTTCGGTTTTAGTTAGTCCTAGGACATTTGATATTGAGTAACCTCTAACATTTCCAATGTTTTTAGAAATGTTACGGATTTTCTCTGTTAACTTATCATATTCTTTAATTAATGCATCTCGTTTACGATCTTGTATTCTATCTGAAATACCTAATACATCAAATACATTAACCTTTTTCTTTTCAGTTAATTGATCACTGATAGTTTTTGATGATTCTATTAGTGGTTTGAAGTATGAGTCAAACAACTCTATAAATCTCGGATCGGTAAATGCATCCGCAGTAATAGCATCACCCTTCTCTTTTTTCTTATTTTCGAGAAGGCGTTTAATTTCATTTAATGGTGCATTTACTTCGTCTAAATTATCCGCCATACTATTACTTAATTGGCGAATTTAAAATATCCTTAATTAGTGCTAATAAAAAAGGACGCATCAAAGGTGATAAGTATGCTGCGTTTAATTTTATCATCAGTAGTAGATACTCCTACCGTTTTTAGTATACCCTCGATTTGATTTTTAGTTTTAGACATAGGATCTATAATCTTTTCTATTACAGTATTCGGTAGTTTTCTTACTAAATCTAGCTTATCTTGTAATGATATTGATTTAAAATCTAATTTAAGTGGTTCACCATCTGTGCGATCTATAGAAATATAATCAATAAACATTATAGCGTCACCAATAAATGCATTTGATATTATTGACCTAATACCATCTGCAGTATCCCCTAATGTGATATCATCTCGTTTGAAATATTTTTCATTAGCATACTCTAAAGATATAGTGGGGTATGTTACACCGATTGAAAATTCATCAATTTTGATTTCATCGAATGGTGTATGTTTTACGTGAGTCTTAACGTATTCAGTACATTGATTTAGATCAATATTATATATTATACCCGGCTCTGAGTCTACTTCAGTTTTTAGTATATTACCGACACTACATATCCGTAGCGCTACACCTATTGCATATTTGTCTATAATGGTTAATGAATTTACTATAGATTTATCATCTATATTATCTTTAATGATATCTATAAGCGTGATATTGAATTTAGATTGAGTAGCTGGACTATCTATCAGTGATTGAACAAACTTTTCCTGCTGTCCGGCAGTTAGATGTTTAAATTTAACGGTTCTACCTAATGACGGTATGAATATATCAGATGTCTTTTGGTTAGCCTTAATTAAATTGATAGCTTCTGTTACTTTTAATGTTGCCATGTTAATATTATATAGTTAGTATTGACTTAAAGTCCATTATGGGGTGAATGTACCGGTTTTGGTAGTAGCTTTTTTTCGTTCTGCTTCATCATTACAATCTTTAATATAATAACCCCACAGTAAATCTTTCTCGACTGGTATTAACTGTTCGGTATATTCGGGTGATATGTTTAATTGGCGATTGAATGAATATATAGATCTATATAAATTATGAAGGTTTTCAGTGAATAACATTTTCAAAAGATCATACATATCATAATTTATTGACATATTCTGAGATATTAATAATCTAGATGTGTCCCAAGGGCTTTTAATAATATATATTGGGTGTGTATTAATAGCATCAACTAATTGTTTTGCATATACATTAATATCTTGGTATACTTTTACATCAACAGAATTCATTATCTGGTTTATATCATCTAGATTGTTAACATCTCTCGATATTATAATCTCACCATTATATCTAATACAATGTATGTATTCAGATGGTAGTATTATATTTGAATCGTTAATGGGATATATTGGTATGCCATATTCTATAACTAAATCATTAACATCCACAGTGTTTTTATGTATCAATGGTATATTATTTAGTGTATCAATCAAACTATTAAGCTCTAGTGTATAATCAAACTCTTTATCCTCTATTTTGTCCGTAATTTTTAATGTACAAAATGTACTAATAGAGTATGATCTAATAGATAGTAATATTATGAGTTTATCTAATATAGTGAATATAAGATTCTTTTCTATACAACACTCTTGTATGATTAAGTCAAAACAATTGATTATTTCTTCATAATCATTATTGATTATACTTTTATTGATATTAATCCAATCTCTGATAGTTATATCATGGAATAATACCTTTCGATTAAGTGATGGTATGTATACTTTAAAATGGTATGGTACCATACTGATATTATATATTATTAATTCACACTATCAATAGTATAATGTGTATACATCCATTGTGTAGCTAATGTAGTAATTTGATCTTTCTGAAAATCTGTAGTATCTGAATCACAACTAATAGGAAACACATTATTAAATTTCCACATTTTGCGTATTTTTGGTGGGGTGTTTGTTTTTATGTCTCCGCGATCAAAAAACATTACCCACATAGTAGATTTAATACTATCTTTAGGGTCATCGCTTATAGGTACTAACCCTTGATGACCTACTTGTATAATCCATGGTCTTATTACTAAATCCAGAAATGAATATGTAGTCTCGAGGAAACTAATATTTACAGTTTCTGGATCCGCGCGGGAATTGATTACTGGTGTAGTATTAAAACCACCACGAAATCCGGATTCTATACCCACTCGTGTGACTTCTAATTTTTCTCCCGGTACTGTGACCGATTGAGCGAATATATTACCATGTACATGGTTAGTTCCAGCACCTACGGAATTAAGTATAGCCTGTTGACCATAATTAATATTCCACATTTCTGTATCTATGTTTCTTAAATTACTAGTTATGCTTAATGGTATATTAACATGCATCATCCATTGTGTGGAGTATGGTATACTATTATACCTCTGAGCAATAAATGAGTTAAAATATGAAAGCTCGTTAGCCATTATTTGTTATTAACAGTACTAATACCCTCAGGTGATGTAGTCCAGTATTGATATGATAATCCAGCACTGAAATCTACAGGTTTACCTGTACCCTGTAAATCATAATTAATTTCGGATACTTTTCGTATGAAGCAACCTATTAAGAAATATGATCTTATAGTGTTTAGTTTATCATCTATTAGATCTAATTGAATGGTTCTATCTACTCCGGGTAATGATAAATTACCGACACCACCTTTACCCATAGCGCCAACCTTTTGCATATCAAATATATCTGATTGCAGTTTTTCAAATTCATCACGAATTAAGAAATCTTGAGTTGCGTGAAATGTTACTTCCCAATTATCTGATCCGGTAAATATCGGTGATCCTGGAATATTAAAAGTCACCCCCATGAATGGTACTTGTTGAATTTGCATATCCCTACCGGGTAGGCTTGTTGTTTTTATTAGTACCAAATCTTCATCTTTAAGTTTTGATCCACCTATTTGTACGACACGAAATTGGAAATCTCTAGAGAATCCCCGTTTCTGTGCTTGTTGATAAAAATCTTGTAATCCTTGTCCCATGTTATTACTTAGATGGGGTCCAGTATTGGTATGCTATAGTCATATTAATAGATATTGCTGTACCAGTACCACCTACGTTGTATTTTATATCACCTAATTTTGTAGGAAAGCATCCATAAAGTTTAATACGTTTAGCTATATCAAGAGTATCATTAACAGCTACTAATTCTATGATATTAGAACTGTCAGGTATATTATTACCCATAAGGGTTGATTCATCAAAATAGCTTTTATGCCATTCGTATAATTTATCGTATATCTTATAATCACGATCCATTAATATCTCTATATCCCAACCCTCTGAACCAGGATAACTTACGGTTAGAGGTACATTAAATTTGAAACCTCTAAAGTGTACTGCATCCGTCATAATCTCTCTATTAGGTATACTACCCGTACGAATATATATTAAGTCTTCGTTATTAAATTTAGAATCACCTAATTGAATAATTCTAAATTGTATATCTCTAGCCACACCACGCTCTGATACAGTACGATAGAAATCCTGTAACCCTAATCCTCTGTTATTAGAATTTGTACCTTGTACTTGAGATGCTTTTATTGTATCAAAACTCACAACGATACTTATATAATAAAACGCCTCGTAAATTCATATGAATTTACGAGGCGCTTATAATTAGCAGATTTTAGAATCCAATAGATGCACCAACATTAACATTACCTATGTTGATGGAAGCTCCAATATTACCGGATATAGACGAACCTGATTGAGTACCTACTGATGTACCCGGTCTCCAGAATTGATAAGCTAATTGACATGTAAATTCACGAGGTGCGCCAGTACCTTGAACATCGAATTGTATATTACCTAATGTTTTAACGTATACTCCATATAGATTATATGTTTTTACAGTGTTTAGCATTTCATCAACCATTTGTAGTGTTACTACTCTATTGACGCCAGGAACCGTCATATTACCAGTACTTGTAGAATCATCAAATATAGTTTTCTGCCAGGTTTCTAGCTTTTCACGTACTCTATACTTTGCGTCAGCCCAGAATAATACATCCCATGCATCTGAACCGGGATATTTAACAGACCCCGGTACATTAAAATCAAGACCCATATACTGTACTTGATGATTACTGATTTGGCGGTCAGGTAATTGAGCAGTACGTATATAGATTAGGTCATCAGAATTAAATGTAAGATCACCTAATTGTAATACACGAAGTTGGAAATCGCGAGCGAAATCGCGTTGTTGAGCTACTCTATAAAAATCTTGAATTGTTTGTGACATATTAATTACTTACTATTCTCATTCACCTGTACGGTTACGTAGAACTCCTATTACACCATTAAGATGTTGAAGTAGTGAACCTACATCTATATTGTTTATGATTTCCTTATCATTATTTATTTTTCTATATAATTGCGTAAACAAAATCTCAAGAGCTTCAGCATCCATAACCATCACTTCTTCAATTACCCACCGATTATCGAGTGCAGTATTTTCTTTAATTATTGGTAGTATTTGTGATACAATATCATTAGCGTTAGCTAAACATGTATGATTATCTTCATCACATACATAAGATAGAGATTCACTAAGATGTTCTATAGCTTTAGGTGTATTTATAGATAGATTATTAGCTATACCATCTACGAGTTTATTATATGATAATTGCTTATTGTTATACTGATCAATACATTTTTGTATAACTGTTATACTCTCTTTCATAACATATCTATCTTTAACTTTTGTATCTACACCATCTTGATCTATATTTTCAGGATTCTGATCGGTGAATGGCGGTTTAGATAGTGTATCTTTTGTTTGCTTATCCCCATCAATACTATCTGCAGTTATTTTATCTTTAATATTATTACTAGCTGGTTTAGCTTTTTTAGCTATTTGATCTGGCGTAAGAGCTTTACAACTTTCATTGATCATTTGCTCGTATACTGTCATTAACTCTCTAGAATCTGAGTGCATAGGTTATATGTGGTTACTTACGTATTTAAATACATAAAAAATCCCACCATTTCTGGTGGGATTTAGTGTTTTATTAGTTTATACTACTTCTGTGAAGTTTGAATCTGTTCGAGTTGTAATGAAGTTAATCAGTATAAACTCTGCAGATCTTACCGGTTTTAGATAGATATTAACATGTAACTCATTATTATCTATAGTAGTAGGGGTATTATTCTGCTCATTACAGATGATTAAATAATCATATAATCCTTGAGTATCAAGTGCTAATTTGAAAATTGGATTTAATGAGTTAGTTAATCTTGAACGAGTGAATGTAGTATTTGGCTCTTGTACGAAATACTTTGCTGTCTGATATGTAGCCTTTTCAAGGGTTAATAGTAATCGACGAACATGTATTCTATCAAGTGCGCTTGGCTTCTTTTGAAGTGTACGCTCACTTAATACGACATAACCATCAGATGGGGAGAAATATAATGAATTGATAGCTACCTTTTCAATTAAATCTCTCTCTTTCTGTTGTGGGTTTACTGCAATATCAATAACACCAGTTACAATACCTCTAGTTAATCCTGCTGGAGCAAACCATGGTTGATAATTTGTATCAGTATTAACCATTAATGCTGCAGCATATCCTGAGAATGGTACCCATACATTAGAATCAGAATATGCATCATAAACCTTTACCCAGTTTGCATATGCAGTAGAATAACTTGAATTTGCAGTACTGTATAGATTCTTTAATGGCCAATATATATGTTGAGAGAAGCTAGTTGTTTGACCGTAAGTGTATTTTGTATCACTTACTTTCATATTAGCACCCTGAACAAGTATATTACGTAGTGGGTCTGAAATATGTATGTGATCTTTACGGGTAAGTCTTGCGAATGTATCGAATATATTATATATTGTTAACCAATCTTGACCAGCTTGTCCTATATTTGTACCACCATCGGTGCGGTATAGGTTATTAGTACTATCAGCAGATAGATTTACAAATAGAGTTTCATCATATATACCATCAGCAGATAATGTAGGTGATGTTAGAGTCGCATTTTTATATGAAGTCCATATTGTAGATAATCCACCATCAATAGTAATATCTAATGGATATAATTCAGGATTTTCTGCTTTACGTAAAATACGATTAAGTTTATCAGGTAAAGATCCAATATTTTTTGTACCAGTACCTACAGATAACTGAGGTAAATATACACTAAATGTGTATAGATTATCACCGTAATTTAAATAGCTAATAGCTGATAATACATTAACTCTTGCATTATAATCTTCACCGACTGAAGGTGAGTAGTTTGATGGGTCTCTATATACACGAACACGTTTTGCAATGTTACCGGTAATATCAGTCCAAGATGACTTTGATGAGATATTAGGATTAATTAATACTC